GTAGCTGTCCGGCTCTCATAATCGCCTTTATCACTCATAGAATACAAGCCGCTAGGGAATGAAAAATCAATCTCATAGTATCGACTTGTTGCACCTATCGGACATGCTCTGTAGTACCCTGCTATATTTGATTTAGCATTGCTTGTAGCCCTGCTTGTATCAGCAAGTTCTATCAATCCGGTTGTTGTACGATTTTGAGAAAACCCACTCCAACCAGTAGTATTTGAATAACTGATTCCGTTTTTATCCACGGCTAAAACTGTGAGTGTATTTGAATTAACCGCCTGCACTTCATAATAACCGTTATCCAGTACATGAGTTGAATTTAAATCAGCGTCGTTATAAACAAAATTTTTGAACGTCAAAACGGCAGTAACCGTATAACCGTCAATCAGTGAGATAGCTGTCAACGATACATCAATAAATTTGCCTTTATCTGTTGATGTTCCGTAATTTTGAAAACTTACATTATAAGTATTCTGAATGGTTGAAGATCCGTTAGTTTGAGTAATTGATAACGTGCATCTCCACCCTATCGCCTTTTCTAAATTCTGTGGATAGTTTGAAACATAGCAACGGATTGAGTTTTGTATAGTTTCAACGGCAGATACGCTAATTGCTCTGTCTTGACCGCTTAAATTGTACAGTCTGATAATATCTCCCGATACTAGTTCATGACCGCTAGACATGGTTAAATTCAAACCGTTAAGGGTAAAGGTTTCAGATATTAACTCACCTCGCTTTCTGCTGTTGCTGTCAGTAGCCGGAACTTCCTTACCCGCACTTGTTACCTCGGTTGAATTGAACCAACACCTATGAGCATCATGTGACGAAATATCAGTATTCGGATCTGCTACCAAAACATCAATATCTGATCCGACATACGACGAAATAGGGGTACTTCCGATGTACATCGTATTCAATGACCAGTCATAATATCCAACCCCTTGACATAACAGCATAGACAAATAGCGGACATTATCTTTGTAAAAATAATGTTTGTCTGAGATGTAATCGGGAAATGCTTTAACCAATCCAAACTGTTCGGGGATCGGATCTTCTAACTTAGCTTTGTTTCCCTGCGCGTTTGGATCGTAAATGCTTGAACCGCTTTCTTGATTCTTGTCGTTTGTTTTCAATTTTTTCAGCATGACCATTGTATAAACTGCAACGGCTAACGCTATGATGATCATTGCGATACTAAAAAAACCCTGTGGTTTGATAACGAACTTTAAACACTTGGTTTTGTTCAGTTTGAATACCGCCCAAATATCACACGGTACTTCCTGCCCGTCTGAAAAGACAGTGACGTTATCTTTTAAATTCTGTAAATTCAATCTCTGTAATGAGTGTTCTAGCAATTCTAAAACAGTAAGGTTAGTTTGTTCAACTTCAAAATCTCTCAACGGATTGTTTAAATCAATACAGTTATAAATTTTAACTCTCATAGAACAACCTCATTTTTTCATGCCTAAAAATTCTCATGCAAGGATTCATTTTAAATGACTCAAAACAGCTTCCTTTTTTGCTATCTGTATGCAATATATGGCCGTAAATGTACAACCCTACATGAACGAGTACAGAATGCTTAAAATAGCAGATTACATCAAAATCTCGCGGTGTTTTAACCTCGGTAAATGAACCCTTTATTTTATCGTACCCGACTGTCATTGTATCTTTTTGACAGTCTGTGCATAAGTCTAGTTCGATGTTTAATTCATTCTGATACACATAGCAAACCATACCCCAACAGTCTAAATACGGGTAACATCTGCCGTTCGGGGTATGAATATTGTGTAAGTACTTTTCTATATTAACAGACATACCTTAACCCCTTAAACTGTTTAGCTGTATACCTCTTATATGGAAACTTCGCATTTAAAGTGTCGTGCCATCCTGCCGTTATCGTTGCGCCTTTTGTGGTTATCTGGCAACTTGTAACAAACAGCTTTAACGTATAGATAGGTGAAACTGCGGTATCACCGTCATACTCTTTTGACGTATCAAAAGGTAAATATTCCAACAATGTAAGATAGCATGGAACAGCACCGGACATAACAGTATTGCATAACTCCATAACTTCACCGCTTATAGAACCTACACCAAAAGACAGTGCGCTTCCCGATTGATTAGTGCGCTCCGGCAGATTAATTTGAATACCCGATGATTGAAACTCCTGCAACTCGCCTTGATCATCCCTTGCCACAAAATCATGGTAGCTTTGTGCAAAACAGATAGGCTTTGACAAACTTTCGCAATCAATTTTAATAGCCATTACGGGTGCATCTGTGCCCTGTGCATTGACTATGGCAAGTTCCGTAAAATTAGGTTCGGGGTTTTTCTCCGGCAATACGTCATTTGCAAGTGTGATGTAGTTTCTGTAAAAATTGCTAGGTAGTTCAAAAGTTCCGTTGTACTTTCTGCCCCTAGTGATGCACATCTCTGACATATACCATTGCAAACCGGATGATTGAGTCATAAAGGTAAACCACTCACCCGTGAATGTAAAAAATGATGTATTTGTATATTCTTGGTGCCATGTTTTGATCTGTTCACCGTCAACGTACATAACAAAATCTACACATAGCTTGTTATCCCAGTCATAAAATGAGATTTCGTTTGCTATATGGTGCCAACCTTGCGCGCTCCAACCATTCCCGATTATCATTCTTGCGAGCCACGGTAAACGCTCACCTGCATAATAAATAGGTTTTGCATCCTCGCGACCACTTTTTATTCTCCAGTTCATAGCCGAACCGTCAGATTTGCGTCCTCCGTTCTCATTTCCACCACCTAAAGCTAAATCACCATATTTGATTGTACTTCCGGTTTGTGGTATGCAATGGGAGGTGTTTAAAATACTGCTGAATAACGCTAATTCCTGCCAAAATGAGCCGTAATCGTTTGCAGTAGGGGTATAGATAGTCCATTCAAAAGTTAGGTCAACGGGTTTTGTTGCGCCACCCCAAAATGAATTGTCAAAAAATGGGGGATAAGCATAGCTACTATAATATGCACCGCTTGAACGATTAACTCTAACACCTCCTACGACTGATACACCATCGACTTCTAAATGCTCTGCATAATACGGATCGTTTATAGCATTTTCGGCAATCAGTGTACCTTTTAATACGTTCAATTTACCGTTTGCAAAGTTCATTAAAAACAAAGTATCATCATTAACTGCGCCCCTAGTACCATAAACCACATCTGCACTTACACGAATGGTTTTTGATAAAGTTATTTGCCCGTCTGCGGTTGTAACATCACATGTATAAATGGCTGTTGTTGTAGGTTCAACTATGATGCTTGCTGTAGTTTCTCCGTTTGACCATAAATACGAGACTGCGGAACCATTAACAGTTAGTTGAACTGAATCGCCTGCGGTTATTTGGTCTGAACTTGCAGTTATGTACGGTTCAACGGATAGTTCGGTTAATTTAACATATTGTAAAAAATGATCTCCGTTATCTGTCCTTGTTATTGTGGCAATGTTTAGCTTACCTTGTAACAAACATTTTTCGTCTGTATCGTCGTATGTATAAACAAGGTTATTGTCTATGTAGCAGTAAAGGTTAGTTCCCTCGCGTCTTAGTTTGTATTTGTGATAGTCAGTACTGTAAAACCAATTTCCGATTGTATAGCTAGTTCCGTCAACTGATAATTGATATTCACTAAAACTCACGGTTTCGTTAATTTTAATCGGGATTGCTTGATAACGGTTAACAAATTCAATCTCAATTTCATATTCTTTGATAATTCTTGATTTACGGGAAACAAAACACAAATCTGTACGTCGACCTATATTACAGAACAATACATATTTATTTGGCTCACGCTGTGTATAAGTTGCAGTCTCCGGAATAATCAAAGTATTTATCGGAGACAATATCCAGTCTGACTCATCTGCCGAATTGTTAAAACTCTGATTTGAAAAATCAATATCGAAAAGAACTCTAGGCATAGTATTCACTCCATGCTTGATCAAATTCAACGTTATCAACGTCTAAAGTCATGCTGATTTTGTAACATGCGCCTATGTTATTTCGGAAATTAAGGGATTCTGTAATCTGTCCGTTTTGGATCCGCACTTTTCGGGCAATTATCGGATCTGTGGTTTCTAATCTGTCATTCAGAATAGGTGCAATAAACCAGTCGCAACCGTGATTGATTGAGTTCTCGTAAAAGTTTAGCCATGTTTGATAGTCAGTAATGTTATTGAACTGTAGGTTAACTGACAGTGTATGCGGTGCATCAACAGATAACAACCGCTGTCTGACAGTTCCGTTCGTCATGGTAGTTCTTATGACTGACGGTGAACGTTTAAGGCTGTAACTGTTTTGTAAAAACTTTGGTAAAGTATTAGGGTAATATTCCATCTTTTAATATCCTTGTCTTGCCAATCCGTAAGTACCACTCATAGCGTTTGCTACTTCACCGCCATTGCGTATGTTTGCAACAATTACGTCAATGATTGTCTGCTGGTCATTGTCCGTTCTCTGCTGAACTTGTCCGGCTCTTGAACTGTCTTCTATTAAGTTTACTGTAACATTGCTTCCGTTATTTTTCA